GTCGACGAGAGTCATCTGATGCCATTCTTCGCGCGGGATGCTCATGAGACGGCGTCCTTGTATGTCGTCCACGGGTGGAGTCCTCCTGTTTCTAGGTAGATCGCTCGAGCGGCCTGTACCGCGACCCACGGGTCGAAGAGGTCGGTGCAAGTGTCGAGAATGAGTGCCGACTGAAGATAGCCGTCGGGCCAGTAGCGGGACGATTCGCACCATGTCGGGCCGTGAATCTGAAGGATGCCCCACGAGCCGCCGTGCTCACGGTCGCCGATGATTTTCGTCTCGCATCGGGACTCGAGCCATGCAATCCGACCGAGGATCACGGATTCGGCCTCTGTGAAGCCCGCTAGAGGCGCGAGACGGGTGATCTCGGCACACGAGGGCGGAAGATTCGTTGCGTCGCTCTGAGAGGCTCCTAGAGGGGTCTCCGTCGATTCGGGGGTTGGGATCGTCGCGTATGCGGTCGTTTCGGACACTTGACGCGGCTCGGAGCCGGGTTCGGCGGGCATCGTGACGAGGCCGACCGATCCGACGAGGAAGAACGCGCACGAGAGGATCACGCCGATCGGGTTCATACCGGGAGGCCTCCGTCTGATGCGGGCGGATGAGAGAGTTCGATGGGGATCGACCATGCGTCGGCTCCCGGACTCTTCATGTGAAGGTTCGCGCGTAGGACGCGCCCGTCGCCGGGTTGACGGACGAGGACAACCTTAGCGTGGATGAACCGATTCCGGCCCTCGAGGGTTTCGAGGTACAGAGTCGGCGGTATGGATTTGGTCATGTAAGCCTCCTCAGACTCGAGAGCGACGCTAGCGGTTAGGTGTCGCGAGGTGGTGGATTTCCGATGACGACGGTTCGGATGACCATGTCGGCGGGGATGTAGAGCGGCGAGTCGAAGTCCCCGGAGTCGGCGAGGGACTGTGCGATCGCAACGTGACCGGGCTTCGCCGAGGGGAGTAGGAATCCTGCCGTCCATACGACGCACGGTTCCGGCTCGATCTCCTCGATCGACATCCAGTTCGAGCCGCCCGCGTGGGCGTCATGCCACTCAACGAAGACGAGCGGGGCGTCTAGTCGAGCCATACGACGTACTCCGAGGCGACGCGACCCTTGATCGGGTCGATGAAGTGAAGCCTCTGTGACGGCTTCGACTGTGCGGCGAGGTGCTCCGCGGCGTAGATGTTCGATGACTCGGGCGATCCGGTGATGAACGCCCGGTTCCCGTTGCCAAGCGTCACCGAGAGCGGGTTGTGCCAATGGCCCATGTAGCAGTCGTCGAACGTGGGGACGATCCCGGCGGCCCATGCCGAGACGCGCTTGATGATCGCGAAGAGCGGCGTCCCTGAGTACGACTTGATCTCGTCTCCGTGAACGAGCAGTACCCGATAGCCGCCGATCGTGAAGTGCTGATACCAGTCGTTCGACGCTTGCCATGTGACCGTCTTCAGATCCGCGGTTCGATCCTGCGTGATCTTGTAGGCCATCCGGTCGACGTTGTCGCCTTTCGGGTTCACGCCGTATCTGCCGATGCGTCCGTGATTACCGAACTCGCAGACGACGCGCACCGTCTCGAAGTTCGCCGCGAGTGTGCGGACGAGTCGTTCCATGATCTGCGACGCGCTGAAGAGTTGCTCGAAGAGGTGACCGTCGAGTTCCCATGCTTGCCCGGGGAAGATGTCGATACCTTCGACCATGTCGCCGCCGAGCATGAGTACCGCCTCCCGTACGGGATGGTCTTTCCGTTGGATCTCGGTGATGGAGAGCACTTTCTCTGCGAATCGGTCGATGCGTTGTCCGCATACCTCCATCGAGTAGTCGTGGGTGCGCTTGCCGAGTTGCCAGTCGGTCGCGTGTAGAAGTGCGACTTCGGGCTTCCCCTTGCGCTTATCTTTCGGCGCGAGGATCGGCTTCGGTGTCTTGACTGCGAGCGCGGCGTCACGCGCCGCCCGGTAGATCGCGTTGACGATCTCGTCGGTGCGGTTCTTCTCGTCGGCGATCTTGCGATGCGCGCGAGCGAGAGCGGCTTGAAGTTCTTCGAGGCGTTGCGCGTCGTTGAGTTCGTTGTCGATGCTCACTTGAGACCCTGCCGATAGCGGTAGACGACGTTCTCGAGGCTTCGGAGCGTGTAGCCGTCGAATCCTTTCTTGATGAGGAGCCGGGCGATCGCGGCGTTCGTGAATCGTGACGTCTGCGTCATCGCTTCGATCCACTCGTCCCGCTCGGCTTTCGGGCGTGACGCGAGCCACTCGCGCAACGCCTCCGTCTTGGTCTTATGCGTCCCCAACTCTTCGAGTATTCCCATCTTCTAACTCGCTCCTCTTGTGCTCGAGGAGGTGCGTGTCGAGGCCTAGTGCCACGTTCCGTACCTCCGCCTCCACGACGCCGAGATGGTCGTCGATGCGATCTAGCCTAGATGAGACCTTGCCGTGATCGGTGGCATTCTCGCGGCGGGCTTTTTGTACGAGTAGGGCCGGGAAGATCGCGGCGAAGAGGGTCGCGATTCCGGAGATCAGGGCGACGATGATCGCGGTGTTCATCGGGCGTTCTTCCAGTCGGCGACGGCTTTCGGGACGTCGTCTCCGCGGTAGTAGACGAGATGCCACGGTTCGGCCCCGGAGCGGAACTCCCAACAGAATCCGAACGTGAGTGCGTTCGACTCGAGCCAGTCGAGACGGTCACCGGACGCGCTCCAGATGTCGACGGCAAGGCCGAGGCCGTGATTCGATGTCCCCGGGACGGCGGCGACCGCGGTTCCGGGCTTCTGCCAGTAGCGGCGGCCCTCCCACACTTTGGTCGGTTGGCCCGGGATCGGGGTCGTCGTGTACCGGGCGTTGAAGAGCGCGGCCTGCTCCGCGTAGGAGCGGTAGGTGTCGGGGCGGGCGGTCGGCTTGAAGGGTCGGATGCCGTCGGCGAGGGCGGCGGCTCGGAGCGCGCCGTAGGCGTCGGCGGCGAGGTGGTGGAGTTGTCCTAGCGGCTTGATCGCTCGGAGGAGGTTCGCTTGTAGTTGCCCGTTCTTAGCGTTCGTGAGGTCGGCGGGCAGGACGACCCGTTTCACGGGTCGCACGGTTCACTCCTCAGGCTCGACGTAGGTGTCGCGGTACGCCTCGGCGGTCTTCAAGTTCTCAACGCGCTGAGTGAACTCTCCGAGGCCGAGCGCGGCGAGGACGAATGTTGCGAGAGCCTCCGCGGGGAGATCCCACACCGACGCGAGGAGCAGTAGCGCAGAGGTGACGAAGGCTTGAACTCTGACCGGGTTGTTGCGGGCGAATGTGCGGAGCGCGTTCATGCGCTCGAAGGCTACTCGGATGCAGGACTTGAGGGAACGAACTCATCCAACTCTGAATCGTAGACGTATCCGATTGCCGCATACGATCCGCGGAAGTTTGCATGATAGGAAGTCTGAAGCCAGTCACCCGCTAGTCCGAGTGATGCGATGAATGCTTGACCGATGGGTTCCGATGCGGGAAAGTCTCCGCCTCCACAGTCATCATTAGAGACGACGATGACTTGTGTGACGACGTTGTTCTGATCTATCTGTGCGAAGTGTGCCATCTCTTAGGCCTTGAACCTAACGTAGACAATACCCGAGCCACCGTTGCCGCCATTTGTTGCACCCGTCGCTCCGCCCTTGCCTCCATCGCCAGAGTTCGCGCCTGCGTTGCTCGCGGTTGATGCGTCTCCTCCTTGACCGCCTGCGCCCTTCGTTGAGGTTGATCCGCCGATGAATAATGAGACGTCATAACCTGCTCCGCCTGCGCCCGCCGTCGATCCAGACGCATTTCCTCCGACCGCGGTGACGCCGCCGCCGCCACCTCCCGCGGGGTTTGATCCGTTGCCGCCCGCATAACCGCTCACGGCGGGGGCCATCGAAGCGGCTCCGGTTGTCTTGATGCTTCCATTACCGCCGCCGCCGCATCCGCCGCGGGTTGCCTCACGGTTATCCGCACCGCTGATCGCTTGTGCTCCGCCGCCGCCTCCCGCGGTTGAGAGATCGCCTAATGAAACTCCGTTTCCGGAGTTGTCGTTGTATTCCGCTACCGATCCAGAACCGCCGCCGCCGATCGTCACGGTGGCGTTCGCCGTGAGATAGACGGTAGTCAATAGACGGCCGCCCGCTCCTCCTCCGCCGCCGGCACGCGCTGAGGAACCTCCACGACCGCCGCCGCCGCCCGCCCCAATGAGTAGAACGTCGAATAGTCCGCTTTTGGTGACCGTCAACGTGCTAGATGAGGTGAATGTGAGGATCGTGTAGTTGATTCCGCCGATCGTTGCGCTACTACTTGATCCGCCTGTTGCCGTCCCGTACCCTACACCGCCACCGCGAAAAAAGATCGCCGAAGAGGCGCTCGTGAAGTAGAGCGCTCCACCCTCCCATTGAGCAAGTGCGAGTGATCCCGCCGTGTTGACTGTCGCGGTTCCTGCCGTGACGGTCGCCGTCCCTGTGTTGATGTTATGAATCCATACGACATCGCCCGCCGTAAAGATGCTCGTGTTGACGGTGATCGTCTTCGCGGTTGCCGCGTTCATGACGATCCGCTTCCCGGCGTCTCCGGCGACGAGCGTGTACGAGTCGGTCTTTGTGTCGACCGTCCAGTTGTAGTCGTTCGCTTGGAGCGAGTTCATCTGCGCGGCGGTGAGCACCTGCCCCGCGGTGAATGTCTGCTTCGCCATAGTGCCTAGATCCTAGCCTCTCTACGTTAGGACGTTGTCGGAGTCGATGAGGCCGCGCAGACTGTCGTCGAGTAGGAGCGCGTAGACGATCGTCGTCGGGGCCGTGTAGAGCGTAATCGAATGGCCCGACGTTGAGATCGAATGCTCGATCCCTTCGATCGCGAGTTCCTCGGTGACGGTCAACGGTGACCCGGTCGCGTACGACTTGGTGATCTCGACCGTGTCCCCGATCTCGAGTTCGGCGACGGCGTCCTTGTCGAGCGATGCGAGCGGGTAGAGGTCGACGACGAGGGACGAGAAGCGCGGCTCCGGGGTCGGGGCGAGAAGGTACTCGGCGAGGGCGAGAGCCTGCGCGTCCGTGGAGAGAAGCGAATCGGTGATCGTGTACGCCTGAATCTGATAGAGGGCCTGCGACGGGAGATCCTCTTCCGTCTGAGCGATGCCTCCGGTGCGCTGAACGACCGCCCGGTTGATGACGTCTTCCGTCGAGTAGTCGATTCCGAGACCCTTGTAGGGAACGTCACCCGACCCGGCGACGTCCGAGAAGACGACCGCGGGAGCGGAAAGCGTCGTTCCCACTCGCGCGTCGAACGCGATGTCGCCGTTTCTGCTGACGTAGAGCCGACCCTGCTCGGCCTGCTGAATCTTGCGGAGGTACTCGAGCGCGGACGTTCCCTCGGCGATCGCATACGCGCCAAGAGTCGTCGTCCCGGTCGCGATGTCCCGGGTCGCCGCCGGATAGTCCACCTCCGGACGGTCGAGGATCGTCGTCACCCGTGCGCTCGACAACTCTGCGGACGGCGTGAACGCGGAGAGGCGTGTGTTCGCGAGAAGGAAGAGGTCGTCGGCGCACGTTATGACGACCCGCGGAAGTTCTCCCGGCTTGGAGCCGTACGAATAGGCGAAGTCGACGACGCGGCCCTTGTAGATGTACTCGCCGTCGCGGGAGACGCGGACTTGTCGGAGCGGTGAGAGTCCCGGGGTGTCGTCGAACTCGTCGTAGTAGATCGAGTCTTCGTTGTACGGGTCGAAGTTGCGGGCCGGGTCGATCGCGTTGATGACGAGCGTTCCGGGTGAGAACGAGTCGAGGTCGGTCTTGCGGCCTCTGAAGATGCGGGCCGTCTGCACTTGGTCGGAGATGTCCGAGTAGGAGTCGACGCCGTCGAGTACGAACTCTGTCCCGTTGAGGAGGCCTTGCTGAGTGTCGTCGAGCGTGAAGCCGTCACCGAATCCGGTGTCGATCTCGAAGAGGTACGTCCCGCCGGAGACGAGGGTCGCGGGCATGGCTTAGACGGCGATGTCGATCTCGGCGGGGCCGTAGATGAGGTTGTATCGCTGAAAGGCGTCGACGACGAGGGTCGGGAGGTTCTCGTCCGCGGTGACCGTGTTGATCGTGACGTTCACGATCGACGGCTGAACGTCGAGAAGGGCGATGTCGGCGAGTCGTGCGGATTCGAGTGTGCCGTAGTCGGCGAGGTTCGGAAGCGTGAGACCGCCTGTCGCGGTGCTGATGCCAGAGACTCGACCTCCCCCTCCTCCGCCACCGCCGCCACCTCCGCCGCCTGTCGGGGTCGTGATCGCGAGGTCGGGAATCTGCGGAGTCGATACGCCAGTACGAACACGATCCGGTGACCCATAGAACGCAGACGAGCCGCTCATGCCGGGGAGCGATGGTGCATTGAATGAGACGCCGCCGATCTCAGAGATCGTGCCACCCGTGAGCCAGTCCGGGAGACGGTTCGCTTGCCGGATGACGAAGTTCACCGCGTCGATGATCCCGTTGACGATTCCCTCAAACGCCCCGATGATGACCTTCGCGATGTCGATCACAAACGAGCCGACTGTGGAGAGTGCTCCCGTGAACTTGAGTAGCCCGTCCAGTACCCGCGGAAGGATGTTCTCGACGACGAACTTGAACGCGCCCCCGAGGACGTTCAACACGATCGGAGCGACGGTGTTCTTGACGAAGCCGACGAAGTCCCCGAAGAACTTCTGTATCTTTTCGATCGAGCCGGAGTTGCGGTCGATGACTTCTCGGATCTTGTCGAAGGCGTTCCGGCCTGCGTCAATGATCGGGATCGCGATCATCTTGAGGATGTCGGCAAACTTGCGGAAAGCCTCTCCTACTTTCGGGCCGACCTTCTCGATGAAGTTCTCGAAGACGGGAACTACTCGACGGAGGAAGAACTCGGCGAGACTACTGACGATCGGGATGACGTAGGAGCCGATCGTCTCTACCGCTTCTGAGAGAACGATGCGGAGTCGCGACATCTTCCCGGCGAACGTCTCGGCGTTGGCCTGTGCCGCGCCGCCGAAGATGGAGGAGAGTTCGTCGGTGACGACCTTGAAGTCCCCGGCGTTCTTGGCGTTGTCTGAGAGTTGGATTCCTAACTTGCTGAGAGCGGTTGTCGATCCGCCATACGCCTTCGCCAGAGCGATCGACACCGAGTCAAGGTCACGTCCGGTTGCGGCTGAGATGTCGAGGGCGACGTTGAGTATGTCCTGCGCCTCGGTGACGTCACCCGTAGCGCGGACAAGGTTCCCGAGTGCGGGGCGGAGTTGATCGTCGGCAACACCCAACGCTCGAGACATCGCTCCGATCTGATCGTCGATCGCGCGCACCATGTCCTCGGTCGCGCCGGTTGTGTTCTCAAGCGTCTGTCGGAGTTGCTCGAACGACTGCTGATCCTCTGCCGCGGCCTTGACTGCCGCGCCGAGTCCGGCGGCGAGTGCTCCGAATCCTGCCGCCGCTAAGACGCCGACCTTCTTGAATGACTCGCCGATCTTCCCGAGACTGCTATCGGCTTCGCCGACCGCCTTCTTGAGCGGGCCTGCGTTGCCCGAGATCGTGACTGAGATCATCGCCATAGTGAGCCTCTAGGGTACTACGGGTTCAAGTCGTACTTCTCGATGAGGTTCTTGACGAGTTTCTCGTAGCGTTCTTTGATCTCGTCGCGACGTTCGTCGATCGCGTCGTAGATGAACGGTTGCGGCTTGATGCGACGAAGAGGCCATCCGAAGTGGATCGGGCCTGCGTAGGGAACTGACTTGTATCCGGCGCGCACTTTCGCGGATGTCTTGGTCGCGGCGTCGCGGATCGTCGCGGCAAGGTTGCCGGAGTCGAATGGAACGTATGCTCGCGCACCTTTCGCGACTTGTGCGGCGATGGCCTTATTGGTGGGGAGGAACTCGATCGCCCGGTAGTCGAGGTCGTCGGAGAGTTTCTTCAGAGCGGTGCGTGTCTTGGCGAGGCCTTCGATCTTGACTTGACCCTCGCGGCCTTCTACTCGGAAGCCGTACGTCCCGGTCGGAATCTTGTTCGCCATTAGCGGCGACCTCTCTTCCTCGCTTCTGTGCGATCCTTGAGCCTAAGGTGCATGAGTTCGAGGATCTCCGGCGGTGTGTTGATGAGGTCGAGCGGGGAGATCCCGGTGTCGACGGACATGACCGCGATGACTTCTAGAAGAGATCCTCGGATTAGCCTTTTGGGGAGTCAACGATGTCGACAGACTTGATGGTCTTGAGCCATTCGTCGAACGTCTTCACGACGACTCCGGCGTCTTTCTCTGCAAGCCATCCGAGGTAGTAGAGGTGCTCGAACTTGACCGAGTTAGATGCGAACGCGGACGAGATTCCCATCTTGGCCCATCGCTCGAATGCGATGATCGTCGGCGGGAACACCGGATACTGATCCTGTGTTCCGTCTCGCCGCTCAACGGAGACGGAGATGTCGATCATTACGGGGTGACGTCCTCCGTCAGAGTTCCGCCCTGATAGGTGACGGTCACGGCGACGAGTTCGCCGACGTTGACCGTGATCGGCAAGGACGCGAGATAGCCGCCGACGAGTTCATACTTCGGCGAGGAGGTCGCGGGTGCGCCCGTGAGCGGCGAGTAGACGATGTCGACGGTCGTGCCGACGTCACCGAAGAATGTCTGCACGGCTTCGCTCGTCGCGAACGAGCCGAGAACGGTGAAGGTGATCTCATTGTTCTGGAGGCCTGCGCCAAACTTGCGCGCGGTGTCTGCGAGCGTCGTCACCTCGAGAGCCTCTTTCGAGTAGGTGATCGTGATCGACTGGAGTTGATCCTTGAAGTCGACGCCGCCGACCGTGAAGACGTCCGCGGTTCCGAGTTGGGTGACTGTTGCCATGTTCTAAAGACTACTCCTTGTGTTGATCCGATCCGTCCTTGCGCGCGCCGTAGTGCTCGCGAGGTGCGGGTTCATTGTAGTCGGGGACTCTGTCGCGTGTTATCCCCACAACTCGACAGAGAAGCGGTAGGCGAGCATCTCGACACCCGCAACAGTCACGGCGACGGGTACGGCGGAGACGCATCGCACCGACGATACCGTCCCGCCGAGAGTCTGATCGGCTTCGATCTTCGTCTTGATCGAGTTTGATCCGGTCGCGGTGAGAAGCCCGTCGAGGTAGTCCTGTGCGGCGCGGTCGGACATACGGCCCGCGATGAGGATGAGGTCGACGGTCGCCGAGTCTGCGCCGCGAGCCATGACGAGATCCCATTCGATCGAGAGTTGACCGACGACGAGGGCGGGCGGCATGAGGCCGTCCGGGACTGTGTCGTAGACGCGGAGTCCGGTGATGTTGACGGCGCTCTTGAGGGCGTCGCGTACTTGTGACGGGATCATGCGATGACGTCCCGTCGGTACGCACGAGTCATCGCGGCGATGTCGCGTCCGAGGGGACTCATGCGGATCGCGCCGAGTTCGGAAAGGCCGAGTACGCCGCCGACTGAGGATGCGCGCTTGAAGAGGTCGGCGGAGAGGATGAGTGTCGCCTCGATGATGTCGTCCGGGGCGACGCCGTCGTACCATCCGTACTTAGCGGTGACGCGCACGGCGGGCCTCCACGAGTACGGGGCCGGGAGTGTCGTCGCGCCGACCATGACGACCCGCGTGTACGGGATCGCCTTCTGTGGGGCGTTGATCGGGTCGAGAATGTAGTCGGTGTTGAAGACGAGGACTTGCGTGTAGTTGCCGTTTCCCGTCTGATCGAACGCGACCTCGATCCCGGTCGTTGTGGAGATGTCGTCAACGTCGAGGCGATACCAGTCGATCGGACGGTAGAAGCGTTGCTGAACTGTGGAGTCGGCGTAGAAGCGGCGGTTCGTGATTCGGTCGATCGACCGTGACGCGGACTCGATGGCCTTCTCGATCGTTGTCGTCTCGCCCGCGGTGAGGGTGCTCATGTTGGCGTAGGCCTGAAACTGTGCGAGCGTCGCGTACCCGTTCGTGATCGCCATGTCTACGCCTTCTTTCGTTTCTTCTTTGGAGTGTCTACCCGGCCCGGAGCGGGTACTTGCACCGACTCGACGCGAGGAGGCGTAGCGGATTCGGTGAAGCCGGGCCGGATAGACGACTTGACGCGATCGGAGACCGCGGTGATCGTTGCACTTGCTCTGAGACCCCTAGAGACCCGGATCATGCCAGTAATGACCCGGGTCTCCGAGGGGAGATGCTCAGAACGTCGGGGTGACGAGACCCGTTCCGCCGATGAGCGCGAATGCGTTCGGGTAGCGGTTGGCCGTGTAAGCCGAGTAGCCGTAGACGACCATCTTGACTTCGAGTTCGGCGGACTTGACGTCCTCGAATCGGAGCATGAACGGTGCGCCGCCTGCGGTCTCCCACAGGTGCGACTCTTGCGTGTTGCCGATGATGATGACGTCCTCGTTGGCGCCTGCGCCGTTCGTCGTGGTGACGTTGGCGTCGGTGATGACCGGGAGTCCGGCGATCGTGTAGCCCGAGTTTCCGTAGACGACGGAGCCGGAGCCGACGCCGATCGCGTTCTGCGGGCCGTTCTGAGTCGGCACGGCAAGCGGGCGGCCTGCGTTGTCGACTGCGGCGAGGATGTAGGCCAGACGGCGCGGGTGCATGAGGATGAAGTTCGGGCCACCGAAGTAGTTCGTCTGGATGCGCTGAACACCGTCGAGGATCTTCGGGTACAACTCAGAGACCGTCGGCGAGGCGTCGGTGTAGGTGATGACCTGCGTGATCGTGTTCGTCAACGACGTCGCCGAGGTGGTGACGTTGAGGGCGTCGAGTTGCGTGTGGTACGCGCTGACGAGGTCGGCCATGACGAGCGAGTCGATGCCCGTGCCACGCTCGAGAGCCTGACGCGAGACGTTCTGCTGACCTGCGACCGTGACGACCGAGATGTCCAACTTGGTGTCGTCCATGTTGGTTTCCTGCACGGCGGAGCCTTCCGTCTGCACCGCGGTCGCGGAGCCGGTCGTCACCTTCGAGATCGAGAGGGTGAGGCCGTTGCCGGGGAGGGCGTGCTTGCGCGAGGCGTCCATGAACGGACGGCCCGCACGAGCGAACGGTGCGGCGAGGTCGGTGAGGAACTGCGGCACGACCAGTCCGGCGAAGTTTGCCGAGGTGACGTCGCGCTTCTCGATCTTCTCTTCCTGCTGATGGCGGGCGATGCGCTCGCGGGCGTCGAAGTCGCCGAGCACCTGTGCGGCGAATGCGTCACGGATGAACGAGTGATCGCCTTCGGGACGGTAGGTGCGCTCTTCGCGGCTGACCTTCCATCCGCCGACCTGACGGGTCTCCACCTTGTCGCCCTCAACCTTGCGGGCGAGGTCGGCGGCGGCGGCCTTACGGGTCTCGATGTCGGTGACCTGAGCGATACGCTCGTCGAGTTTCTCGATCTCCTTCGCGAGGGCGGCGACGTTCGCGGCCTCGACTTCGGAGATGTCCCGATCCTCTTCGGCGGCGCGGGTGAGCGTCGCGTCGATGAGGTCGGCCTTGTTGTTGCGCTTCTCGTGGAGAGCGGAGAGGAAAGTGTTCACGGTTTGTCCTTGTGAGGTAAGAGTTGCTGATGTTCCTACCGGGTGCTCGTTGCCTCGTGTGGCGGGTGCGGCTTGATGCCGGGTGCGCTCTGCACGAGCCGAGGGTGCGGCCTGATCTGATTCTAGACGCGGTGCGTGTCTGTTTCGCAACTACTCGGCGTCGTGCTCGGCGACGATCGCGTTCGCCCACGCTCGACCCGCGTCACCGCCCCACAATGCCCACGCGATGCGACCCGCTGACGGATAGCCGGGTTCGCCTTGCCGAT